AACCTCTGGAGATGTAACAGCACTACCTTCAAAGCAAGGTTCTACGTCATCCCCAAGAATGCACAGCTTACTAAAAACTGCGTCATTGATAATGAAAAACTCAACTCCGAGATTATTATCCATTGCCCAATGTCCGTCTAAAGTTTTTTCATCAAGTTCCATTGATTGTGGTTGACCTTCTTTAATCACCTTAGTGAGTTCTTCAAACTGACCAGACCATAAATAGCCTGTAGTCATTAAATAAGTGCGCTCAACTTTGTTTTCAAATTCATCTACATCAATAAAATTTTGGAATCAAACTTGAGCATCAGGAGAAACAAATCCATAAGGAACTGTCTTACAAGAAAATGTAAGCTCTCCATCTTCGATATGCATTATATGACCATGTCCACCAAAATCTTCTTCCTGGTCATTTCATGCAGCAACAATCGGTGTACCCCGCAATGTTTTAGCCATATTTTCAGCAGTCGCACGATTAATATAAGAACCATTACGATTATGTCCAAGATAAAAAACTTTAATTTCACATTTAGACATGAGAGGATTAACATCCAAAGGTTCTAAATTAATAAACTGCGGCCCTTGAATTGCATCAACTTCAGAAATATTTTTTAAAGCCATACAATCCTCTCCTAACTCGCAGATTCTTTATTTTGAATAGTTTTTTCTGATTTTTGATCGTCTGGAAGTTCAGGACGTCCACCTTCTGAGTCTGAACTTTTTCCACTCATAGTAGAAGACATTTGCGGTGGAACAAATAATTCTTCCAAATGTAAAATCTCATTTTCAAAATATGCAGTTGCCATAACCATACTTTGAGATTGTCCAAGCGCAACCTGTGGTAAAAGTTTAGAGAAACCAATTTGCGTTTGTTCTTTATAAATTTTAGATAAATCTTTATAATTATAAATGGTTGTTGGTAACATTGTAACTTTATACTTTAATCGCTTAGTGTTTTTATTAAATGGTTTAAGTAAGCTTTCCGCATATTCCTCAAACTGTAATAACAAATCAGTCATTGAAGCTTCGTCATTAGCAATAGACTTTTCAAGAGCTATGTTACCATCAGTATTAAATTGTTTCTGACTTACACCAGCTTCATTATAAACAGTTCTTTCAACTTTATCAAGCTGATCCGCAGAACTCATATTACCATTATCTGATAAATCTTCAACTTTAACATCTGCTAAAGTTGTTAAAACACTAATTCCAATAGCGTCTCCAACCATTTCAACTGCATTATTATGAAACGCTTGAATTTCAGGAATTTCAAAAATAGATTCACCATTCTTGTCTAATGGCATTTCTTGAATAACTAAACGTAATAACTGTTGTTCCATACGCTTTTTATCTAAATCTTGTGCATCTTCCAAATCCATTAATTTAGGAATGACAGCGACAAATAAAGGAACATCTGTATTACTTAAATTAAACTTAACAGTTTTTTGTGGATCAAGAACAAACCAACCATTATCATCCCCATTAAAATCTTTCTTTAAAGTTCCTCGCTTATATGCAAGATAAGCTTTTCTAAATTCTGCTGGGAATAATTTGAGCACTCTAATTTTATAATCCGCATCACTAAATTTATCATCAAAATATTTAATATTAAATTCAACAATTGGTTTACCATTAATTTTATAACGACTGCGGCAGTAATCAGGATGTAGTTCTTGTAAATAAGCAGCTTCTTTTTGTTCTACTTTATACCCATAATAACATCCATTTTTAACTACTTTTAATGCAATTTCCCCAAAGTTCTTTCTTAAACGGCAATTATCCAAGAGGTTAGAAGATTTATATCAACCTTCAATAACCTTTTCTGGTTTAATTGTTTCATCATAAACTATTGGGGTAATCATTCAATCATAACGATATAAATAAGCTATATATCTGCAAAGACGCATATAGATACCATTCATTGCAAAATATCTTTGAGAAATATTACGCAATGTTTGAATATCTTGTTCCGCCAAGGCTCGCATTATATCTTCTCGTCTAATTGGACGATGACGATGACGCGAACCATTTTTATAATCTATATCAAAAAATACATCGTTAGATAATGTAGTTCTACCAATTTTTATTTTATTAAAATCCCGAGAGGTATGCGGGGATTCTGAGTGCGAAGTTATTTTGAAATCATTTGCGGATGCCACCGCTCACCTCCTTAATAACCTGCCGCCTTCATAATATACTCATACGTTATTTTTGGTTCATCATAATAAGGTATAGTTATTAACTTAATATTATGATCTAAGCAGTACTTTCTTTTTTGTGTATCATTGTATCGCTGTCTGCTGACACCACGGTTCCCACCAAATTTGCTTACGCTAGTATAGTGTTGTCGCCCTTGAGCCTCTATTAAAAAATCTAGAGAGCCATCCTCCGCAAAAACAGCGAAATCAAATCTTAAAGCTCTTCCGCTTGATGCGATTAAATCATCAAAAGTGTATTCTTCTTCAAAAGGAATATCGTAATCAGTTAAAATATTATGTATTTTAACTTCCATCGCTGATGCTAACATATATTTCTCCTTTAAACACTATCTACTAAATATTAAAATTATAACATACTAAATTATTCTATCTTACCCCAATTTTTTTGCTATATAGCATCAAATCGTTAGGATCTATCTTCTTTCGTTTTCCACGCTTATCCTCTTGTAATTTACACCAATATAAACCATAAATTAATGCAGAAAATTTGTCCTTCTTAATCTTTTTTGATGATTGTTTTAATATAATATGCGCGCCATCGTTTTCTTGTATAAGATTTAACATTTGATCTTTTAAGATAGAAGTTTGTACAAATGGCTGTAGGTACTCCGCACGCTTGACCGCACTCATCTTTTTACCTTGCTCTTGGGATAATAATTTATTTTTTGCAATATTTTCATCTACTAAAAACTTTAGGCGGCCCGCACTCATTTGTGATTGACAATAGGCATACATTTCAGAGTTTAAACTTTGGTTAGCTTTCATTACATACATAGCATTATGTATTGTATTTTGTGTTTCCATATTTTTATAAATTCTATCTTCATCATTATAAACACCCCAGTTAAATAATACCTCACCAGTATCAGGGTCACTATTATCCATAGTAAGCATATCTACAAGTCCGGCACCAAGGCCGTTACCGTCGATTACAGCTATGCGGCATTTATATTGATTAAAAAGTCTTTTAAGTTTAATTGCCTGCATACCAAAGTGTTCTTCATCGAAAGAGTATATATTCACTAGACGTTTTAACATTGCACCAGATGCCGCAGGTGTAACCTTAATGATACAAACTTCAGTAGTACATCCAAAACGTCCAACGTCAACGCCCATAATATAATAACCTTCCTTAGAGGTTTTATTACTATATTTATATTCTGGAAGATTAATAATTCTATTTTTATCAAATTTAGATGATTCAAAGAATGCAGATTCTATATCACCAGTTCATTTAGATTCATATTCACGTTCAAACGAAGCTTCATTAAATGTTCCATCAAGTTTTAATTCTTTAACAAAGTTTTTATCTAACAATTTTTCAATAACTGGAACTCGTCATGAACCGCCAAGAATAATAGCATCTTTAGAACGTGCAACGGACATACAAAGAAGCTGAATTAATTTCTCATAAGAATAGGTATTTTTATAACCTGCAGTAGTTACAAAAATTTGTGACTTATTTAATGCTTCATTATCATCTGCACCCCAGCCAGGTATTTGTCTGTTAACGTTTAAAGTAGGAATAATAACTTCATTAAGAATATCCTGATCAATGCCAACACATTCTTCCATTAATCCAGCTTGAAAACGTCTACCTCTTGTTTTTTCAGTTGCCGCAACATTTTCTAAAGTAGAACCATTTTTAAATGTATAAATAACACTGTCTTTAGTTTGAGAAGTACGAGCTCTTGTTCCTCGCGTGTCTCATATAATTTCTTTTTCAAAAGCTGGAATTAATCTACATATTTCATCTACTTTACCTGACAAAATTTGAGCAGACTGTTCTTTACCACCAGCTACGGTGAATAATTTAGCGCCAGGATATAAAATTGCTTTAATCATTAGTGACATAACTGACATAAAAGATTTTGACCACGCACGTACAAATGTAGCAAAAACATACTTATGTCGCATCACCGCACGTAAAAATAATCTTTGGTAAAAATAAAAATGAAAAGTATTATCAGGATTTAAACTACACAAATAATCAACAAATCTATCAGGATAAACTCGCCAATATGCAATAATAGCTCTTAAATCTTCCATATTATTTAATATAGTTTCTTTTGTTACTTCTTCTTGTTCTTCCCTTGACTTTTGGGTAGAAATAAGTTTATCTAATGACATATTATCCCTCCCCAATAGATTCAAGTAATTTTTCTGCGTCTTTTTCTATTTCATTTTCTAAGAACATTTGAAACTCTTCAGCCTCGTCGTCTGACAACGCGTCGGCCGCAAGTTCTTCAGAAGATGTTATTAAACCTCGGTCTAAATCTATATCTCCTTCTTCTTCTGCCTTTTCAAGTTTTTCAATATAAGATTCAATTAAATCTCCAAGACCAAGTTCATTTGTAACTAAACCATAGGTATATGATTTTAAGTCTCTAATAGTAAAATCTATTTTATCTTGCGGATATTCATCTGGGTCAGGTAATTGTTCAATTGGTCCACCTTCGCGTTCACATAAAGCAATTAATTCTCCAATAGAATCAAGATATCGTTGTTTATCTTCTTTGTTTTGTGCTTCAGTGAATTTACCCGATTTGCGGAGCTGATCGAAGACAGTTGCAAGACTCTTGTAGCCATTTACATCACCTGTGTCTAAAGCTTCATCCATTTTAAGCGAAGTTTTACACATTTTCTTTAAAACTTCTTCGCGGTCTACGTTAAGTTCATATTCATTAGAATAACGCTTATACATTGTCTCCATAGCAATTCATTGTGATGGTGTATAAACTGTTCCTCATTTTAACATTAAAAATTGTATATCATCATCTGTAAGAGAATCGGTAATGACAGATTCATCAATTTGATATTGCGGCAGGGCATTCGGAATTTCGAACTCAGGTGTGGTATTCGACGACGCTGTCCCCGCAGACAATGTATTATATTGTGCCTCTGTGATTTCGCCACGTTCTAATTTTGCTTTTAGTTCTTCTTCTTTTTCTTTAGCTGCTGCGATGGCAGCTTCTGATTCTTGCTGTTGTTTTTTATCTGCAAAATTTAGTTTATCACTGTCTGCGTAGGTATATTGTTTATATTGAACCATGTTCATCGCCCGCAAATAACGGCCTATGACAGATTTAGGTCCAAAGGAGCCAGGATTCTTTTTATATGTTTCGTTGCAGAGTTGAACCCATTTCTTTTCAATGTACGGTACATCGAATTTTTCAAGGATTCATGTAAATGTTTCTGGTTTGCGGTTATCAATATACATAGTAAGACAATCTTTGCATATATCGTCGCGGTGTCCAGTTTTTAGCTTAAAGAATTCAGGCTCCGGTCGCGAGCGCCCGCACTTTGTACAAGTTATTCTGTCTGCCACCTTTTTCCTCCTTTAGATATAAAAATACCCCAGTTGAACGGGGTATGTTTTATAATTATTTTTTCTTAGTTTTTCCATTTTTACAGTCTTTACATTGACTATAAAAACCATCTTTTGAAGAATTTTTTGAAAAGAAAGCTGGGTGACCCAACTTGATCTCCCCGCACTTTGTACATTTCTTTCAATAACCTTTTTCTACGTTTGTGTAATATCAAATTAAATAATCTTTTTGAGCTTGTTCTGAAAGTAAACGTGGAATACGTTTACGTCAAAGTGATGAATAATATTGTTCAGAATGTCATTCACCGTATTTATGATCCATCTCAACTTGAATTTGTTCATTTGTAAGGCCATCTA